CCCGTTTCAACATCGCGATACAAGATGATGCTGCGCTCAGCCGAATTGATCAAGACCGAGTTTCTCCGGACCAACCGACAGAAAATTCGCTACCAACAGCAGGTGAGAAGGTCGTTCGAGACAGGCGGGTCTTACGAGTGGTATGGTCATGGTATGTCCAATACTGGCCACATCACGGACGCCGCGCGCTCCAGTTTCGAACGAGCCTTTGGGATCCCACCGCATGTCCAGCGCCAGTTGGAAGCGAAATATGACTCACAAACAGTCTGCTGGGAGCAGCTGAAAGGCGCTAGCACCGCACTCGACCTATGGGACGTCGCGCGGAAGTCCAACTTTTGAAGTTTGGCAAGCCTAACGATGGAGGGCATTGGCTCGGTTGTATTTGCAGCCGAGTAGGCAACCCGTAACCTACACGTGTCGCTCGAGCGTGTTCAGAATGCGTATCTGCGGAAGGTTAGCCTTTTATCGAGAAGGGATCTATCTTGGTTCTGAGGGTTGTCGTGTTACTTGGAGGCTGGAAAGGGCACCAACGGTGTCTGTGTAGAGCACTCCTTTTAGCACGAGGCTATTCCGGAACAAGCGTCACAGGTGTAGATAGCCTTCGGGCGGTCATAAACATCTAAGGCGGCCAAGAGGTCCCGACGCCAAGTCTTCATGGGGTCCAGATGAGTAATGCCCCAAACACTCTGCGTGACAGAGGGCTAAACAGAATGCCGAGAGACTGCACGGCGGCCCTCCGAGAGTTTCATCTGGATGCACAGTCCCTGCCCGCTCACAGGAATCCCATACATGAGCAATTGGAAACAAGCCCTTGACAACCCCTTCGGTGACGTCACCCCATGCATTCCGGACGACAGGACCCTCCTCTCCGGGAAGCTACGCACTCGGACAGTTTATTCATTTGTCCCTGTGGCTCAGGGTGGGTCACCGAACAACGTGAACTCGTCTGCCTTGATCATAAGGCCTCGCCCGTACTTCCACATCATCCGATGTGCCCAGACGACACCTACTTCCACCCTCGTCCGCGACATCTCCTCAAGCGGTGGCACACTCGACAGTTACTCCAACGCATATGCCGGGGGGAATTTCTTCCCGGCTGCCACGACCCTTAATGGCAGCGCGATGGTTCGGTGTGTCGCTATGGGAGTCACTGTTACGTACCAGGGAACAGAGTTGAATCGTGCTGGGAGGTACACAGCGGGGTTGATTCCTGTGACCCGGCCATCGTCCACCTCCGGTGTGACTGTCCAACTTTCGTGTCTGAGCACAATGGTGCCAACAGACAGCGTGGTTGCAGCTGACCTAAACGTCCTTCGACAAGCCATGCAACAGTCCGTCACTAAGCGCATCAGTGACGAGGAACTGAAGCTGGTCTGGAAGCCTGGCGGGATCCCATCCTACCAGCGCTCCAGCTCCTCCACCCCAGTGAACCAGATCGTGGGTGGAGGGTCCTCGGTTGAGTGTGAGTTCATCAACAACCCAGGGCAGGACGGACAGGCGCCAGGAGAGATGAATCTCGTCCTATTGGTCGAGAACGACTATGTGACAACGGCTGCGACGTCCGGGAACGCATACCAAGTTCGCGTTGACGCCCACTGGGAAGTCATCCCAGACGAACAGTTTGGTGTGGTGTACCCTCTCACGCCTTCGCCTTACAGCCCTGCTGCTTTGGCCCAGGCTCTCAACACAATTGACCGAACCACCGTAGAGTGGAGCCCCCGGTCCTTTCGCCAAGCGCGCCCTCGAGCGCGCAAGGCAAAAGGTACTAGGCCTCAAGCCGTCACCCCTGCTGTCCAACCTAGGCAGACCTACGTCGTTGAGCCGTCAGGATCATCCTGGAAGCAAGACGCGTACCGGATCACACGTGACGTCGCTAAGATGCTCGAGCCCGCCGCCAAATCCACCATTGCCAACTTCTTGGCGGGTGCAGTTCAGCGACGAACGCTCGCGGGTCCATCTCGCAAGGCGATCGGCTATAAGTGACCGCTTCGACTGGCAGACGACGAGTGACTCCTCCTCGTCCTCTGACTTTCATCTTCCCCCTTCTCCACCACCACGAAAACTTAGTAGAACAAAAACAATTGTAAAACGACAAAATACCAAAAATTTGTTGCCGCCAGGTCTACCGGAACCTGAAAGTGAGCGAGACTTACGTGCGGTAGCTTTTCCGGCCTTTGCAGCGTATCCGCGGCGCTTCTCCTTTAGCGGGGAGACACCCTTGTCTGGGTGGCAGTCC